ACAAGCAAACTTTAATAGTGCTTTAGAACTATCTCCATCATCACCATTATTCTTACGCAATGTTTCTTTCCCAGATTGTATAGCATTATCTATTAACGCATTAGATACAGGAATGGCTTCTAATAGGTCTGATTTGCTCATATCTGAGGTATAATCATAACCATAAGTATCCATCCATGTTTTTATCTGTGCGATTGTTTTTGAGTCTGTTGGAGCATCTGCTGAATCAATATCAGCTACAGGCACTATCATATATGCTCTG